AAGACTGTTGCCTTCTTTCTTAACAAGTTCGGCCTTCTCAATCATATCTAATAGACCTGAGTAAGGGCTCATACCTGTTTCATAAGGAATCTTAACTTGTACAGATTCAAATGGTTTCGCATAGCGAGTTTTCATAATCTTACAGGCTGCACGAATACCTCGCACATCACTAATCTTATTACCATCTTCATCTTCTTTAAGTTTCAATTTCTTCATAGCAACTACAATACTAGAAGCATAAACGAAACCTTGACCACCTGAGATTTTATCATCTGGATCAAACATATCTTGTGAAGCATATGTGTGATTAGTAGCAACTAGACCGATGCCAAGTGAACCAAACATATTAACACAATTACGAACAAGTGCTGTTAGTGCTTTAGGCTTACGACCCATATCACCTTTCATATCACCCGCTTCAAACTGATTAACATCAGTTGGTGTTAACAACATACCCAATGAGTCAACTACAAACAATACCTTAGGACGATCTGTTTCCGATAATGCTTTATAATCTTTAACGAACATAGAAATAGTTTTTCCTACTTCGTCAATCATTGCCATGTTTAGTTTTAATAGTTTATTTTCTTCTGTGGATACACCAAGTGCGTGTAACCAAGCTTCGTCAAGGGCATTCTCTGAATCAACTAAGACTACAAAGATTCCTTGTTGTTGTGCGTGTCTGACGAGATTTCCTGAGCAGATGAACGATGAGGTAGTTGAGAGCATAGTTTCCTGTCGAGATCCAATCAGTAGGATCATTAAATCCTATTGACAGACCTTCAATACTTTTTGTAATTTCCTTACGGAATTTACTTACGTCAAAAGGTTTTGCCATTTAGTTGTCCACTTCCATTAATAATGCTTCATTGATTACTGCAAAGAGTTCTTCGTTAGTAGTGCAAAGAATCTTGCAGTTTGTCCAATCATTTTCATTATTGCGGCCACCGACTTCAATCATAAAGCCATTATCATATCGGTTAACAGTAAATGATTCATTTACTTTGCTTAATTTTTCTAAGTATTTCATATTATTCCTTATTGTTTGTGTACACCGTTAGTGTACAAACTAAACGGTTCTTTGTCAAGGTATTCTGGACAATTGTCCGCAATACGCTCTAGTTCATTGTCATTTGGAAAATGTCGTAATGCAGTCCTTGCTTTGTCTCTTATTAGACTAGGCACTCTAGGTGTCTTGCCCGGGTCGCACAGTTCTTCCAATAACTTTTTACCCTGCTTTAGGGCACGGTATCGTTCGTCTGGTAGTGTCATGGAGTTCTCCTTAGGAAGGGGCCTAAGCCCCATCACCTATTAAGACTTGTTTTGTCTAGCACGAATCATTGCTAGAATGTCTTGTGCTTTGTCACTTGATGTGCCAGCTGCCGGGACACTAACTGGTGCAGTTGTTGTTGCAGGCTCATCTTCCCATGGTGCTGAAGTTTCTGCTACGGGGGCAGTTGCGGGTGCTCTAGTTTCAGTAGTAGCTGTGTGTTTATCCGCGGTCGCTCCTGCAGGTGCTTCTAGTCCCCAAGGACGATAGTAACTACCCCAACGCTCATTGTCAAAAGGTTGACCATCTACTGATGCTTCAAACATTTCTTTAATGATACGTAACTCTGCTTCATTAGGCTTCTTAGGTAAGAAGTCTGTTAAGTTGAACAAACCATGTGCTTCAATTGCGGATTGTTCGGACTCATTCAATGGTGATTCTTTACGTGCCCAATTACTAGTAGAGTAATCTGCATAACCACCTTTACTTGTTTTCTTAATGTTGAAGTCAACACCGTGCAAGTAATCTGTTGGCAATTCTTCCATTTCAGGATCCATCAAACTAGATTTAATCACATTGAAAATTTGTGAACTGATAACAAATCTGCGAATTGGGTTTGCAGGAACTTTGTCATCACCTAGTGGGTTTTGACGAACAAAACCCTGAAAAATATAACTGCGTTTCTTCCAATACTTGTTTGCCATTTCTTTCAATGTCTCATCCTTATACCAAGGACGAACTTCTGCCAAGATAGGGCAAGTCTCGCCAGTACCATACATTTCAATACAAGGTACTTGAACGATTGTTTGTTTGATGTTGGGATCACCCTTAACACCATTGAACGGCAACTTAATTAGTTGACGCTCTACCCAAAAGAATGTATTGCTACTATTTGCGTCAGGCAAGAAACGAACTGTTGCTGTCGTGCCTTCGTCAATGTTCCAATGGGGGTAGATAGAGTTATCTGATTGAGTATTAGAACTCTTGTTGTTTGTCTTATTGTCTTGTGCCGCGATACGGGCACGAATGTCTGCTAATGATGCCATGATAATATTTCCTTATAAAATTGAGATGGTCTCGTTTTTTAATATTCGCTACTTCCCTATGAAGTAACTAACATTAGAGATAGTATAGCAAAACTATCTCTCAATGTCAATAGTATTTATCCCGTTTGTGGGTAAACACATTTTTTTCTACGGTTTTTTACCCTTTTATATAGGGTAGTCCGATTAGGTTATCCAACATACGTGAATAAGTTTTGTCTAGGCTTTCACTAAACAAATCATTTTGTTTCAGATGTAGTGTTGAACTTTCAGGAGGTTGACCGAATAAATCAGTTTTTACCCAATTGTAAAATGCATCCATTGTTTGTTTTGATATTGGATTTTCTTCGTGTTTGAATAGAAAATCAATATTATCTTCGATTGTATATGCAATCTGATGGTCGCTATATGTTGGATGCTTCTTACTTAATTCTATAGCATATTTCTTTTTAAATGAACGAACCATCATTGGTAAATATTTTGCCATCCATTCAGCTTTATCCGGGTCGTGTGAATAGTCAAGTGCAGGTCTAACTGCCATATTAGCTTCTTCAAATACTTTACTTTCGGATCTGTTTTTAGTTGTTGATTTATCTTTTTCTTCATCACCAAATAATTCAGGATCTAACTCAGGTGGTTTAAATTGTTGTGTTGCACCCTGTGATGTAGCTTGTGCATTATCAATAGCACCCTGTGCTATTGTGGCTGCGTTTGGGCGAATAGAAGGTTTAACGAATCTAATATTACTTGCAATTTCATCAGCCATTTGTTGGATTTCACCCCTAAGATTCAGAATGTTATCTCTCTCTGTATTCATAAACTCATCAAAGTTTTCAATCTTTTCTTTAGCGGCATCTACGATTTGAGAATACTTTTGAATTTCTTCGGCAGAGGTTTTTTTATAGTCATCTGTTTTATCAATGTATTTTTGAAATCGTTCTTCTTTACTATCTAAATCTTGCTTTGTTTTTTCAAGTTGTGCGGCAACCGCATCATAATTGACATTTGCTTTACTTTGAATATTGTTTACTAGACTTTGTAACTTCTTAACATCAGCATCTTCTGCACCATTACTATTAGCCAAAGCACTAATCTGTTGTTCTATCTGTTTGTATTTTTCTGGATCCATGCCAGGCTTAGACTTCAGAGCTTCTAAATCTTTTTGTAGCTTCTCTAACTCATCAGCACTTACTTTAGCCTTCTGTTGTCTATCTGCACTACCAGTTGTTAGTGTACCACTTAGTTGTTTCAGTCTTTCAACTTCACGGTCAGTCTCTTTTGCTTGTTCTTCATAATCTTGTAACTCTTGACCAATTGACTTAATGGCATTTTGCTGAGTGTTGATTAAATTATTTTGTGCCGCATCAGTTTTTTGTTGTTGGGTAGCCTTATCAGCTATGTATAAAGATAGTGCTTGTTGGCTATCATAGCCAGGAAACCTCAGCATGGCTCTCTGCATTAAATCGTTATCTAACGATAATGCAGGACCTTTTGGTGCTTCTCTTAACAATGACGATATTTTCATATTACTTTTTTAACAAACGTCTAATAGTATCTAGGTCGTCTTGACCTTCAAATGTTTTCTTAAATCCTTGTGCAAAGTCACTAGGATTTGGTGTAACTGAGCCGACCATTTTACCAAGCGCACCCATCTCACTGTCGTCAGCACCTTCACTCATTACTTGGTCAATAAGTTTTTTACCACCGTATAACACAGCCAATATTATACCAATTGGAATTGAATACTTAACTGCGGCACTTGCTAGTTCGGCAATTGTTTTTCCATCGATTGCATCACCGACTGATTGTGCTATTGCGCCGGCAGCTTTACCAACGTCACGGTATACTTCACCTACACCACCAACCATCTTATCTGCTACATCAGTAATAGCTTGATATGCTCCTACGCCAACACCAATTTGACCCGCATTTTGTGCGGCCGAACCTGCGGCTGATTTAGCAACATCTACTGTGCCACGTCCTATACCTGTGGCTGTTTTTCCAGCAACTTCAGCTCCGGCTTTGCCCGCGCCTGATGCCATCTGACCCAGTTTAGGACCAACTTTAGCTAATAAAGGCATAATAGCACGTGCACCTGCGGCTAACAATGGTGCAACTTCGTTTAGTTGTTCTTCTTTTGTTAACTCTCTACCTGCCATTTGACCAGCTGTTCCACCGGCTGCGCCACCTACAACTCCACCTATTGCCGCTCCAACTGGACCACCCGCTAGTGCTCCTAATGCAGATCCTGCAACTGTTCCACTAACACCGCCTAAAGTGCCGCCGGCAAGTTCACCCTTCCAGCCTTCACCTAACAATCTCATCATAGCATCAAGTTCTTCTTGCCCTTCTTTTACAGCTTGGTCTACATCGTGTATGTTCATATTCATCATATCACCATTTGATGTTTTTACTGTGACTGTGTTACCATTTACTTTAACAACTGTTCCTTGAGATACTTTCATACCTGGATGAATTTCAGTATCACCATTTCCTTCTTTTACAGGTTTTTCTTTATCGCTAAACTCAGCACGAATGTTTTGCATTGTTTTCTCACTGGCGTGTTTTTTTCCTGCGGCACGTAGTTTATCCATACCTTTTTTACCGTACTTCTTAATACCAAAAGATGCTTGTAGTGCGCTTTCGTCAATATCATCTTCAATGATATCTGAATCATCATTTGGTTTAGCCATGCTAGGTTTACCGTGTTGTGATCCTGCGGGAGCACCTACATCTTTTTGTATCTTTTTCAATAGTTCTTCATCACTGCCATGGCCCAATTTATCTAATACTTTACCACCAAATTTCTTAACTGCATCTGTAACTTTATCAAACATACCCTCATCGGCAATGCCTTTGCCATCACCTGCGCTGGCTAGTGTTTTCCATTTTTTAGGATTATCAGTGCCCGTGTCTTGTTGTGCCCTAACTGCTGTATTCTTAACATCAGGGGCTTTCCAAACACCATCCCAACCAAATGCAGCCGAGTCAGCTCCTTTTGTTGGGAGGCCGCCGCTAAATGCTTTATTATCTTTTCTATTCTGTTTTACTGCGGCAGCAAGTTTATCACGTTGATCTTGGTTATAAGGTCTTCCTAACTGATCGGTAGGAGCACCATATGCACCCTGTTGTGGTGTTTTCATCCAATCTGGTGTTACAAAACCAGCACGAACTGCTTCATCCATGCCCTCGCCACCCAATTTACGTGCTACTTGTTTGACCCAACCACTAACATCACTTGAACCAATTTCTTCAACATCACCCACAAAATCTGCAACATCGGCAATAGCGGCCAATACTTTATCAGGACCGTGCTTTAATAATTCAGGGTGTTGGCGTATGATGCGGCGAGTTATTGAACTTACTACTGGATCGTCAATATCATCTTCCGATTCTTCTAAATCAAATGCTTTTAAATTTTTAGCATCAGTTCTTACATTGTGTCCAAGTGTTTCAGCACCGGGAGCTTCTGTTAAACTATCTGCCCATTCACTTAATTCACCGACTTCTTTCATCTCTGCTACTTTTTTTTGTAGCTTATTCAATATTGGCATTACACTTTCAATACGCGGATCTAATGTTTCTTGTACAAATAACTCATTTAAGTTATTTTCTTCACTTTCTTCTTCCATCAAGGATGGTGTCCAGCTTTCAAAGTAGGTATTGTAACCACGATGACCAGTCATTCTGCTTAATGTCTCACGTAGACCTTGATAGTGATTGATACCTTCATTCACTAGTCGTTGTGCAGATTCATTGAACTGACCATTACGTGTAGCACGAACGAATGCACCCATCTTTTGATATTCTTCTACTAAACTTGTAACGTGATTCCAACGCTCACCGTGTGGCTTATCACCCTCAGCAATCAATCGACCATATACACGTGCTACGCCTGGCTTGATAGTTGGAGCTAAGAATCTTTCACCTTCACTATTCTCTAAAAAGATTTTAGCAATATTACGATAACGTTGCTCACCTTCTTCAATTTGGCGAGTGTGCTGTAATACAATCTTTACATTTGGCACAGCGTCATTGTAGCTTGCTTTTTTACCCATTGGGTAGTAACCTTCAGATATTCTTTCTTGCTTTTTCATATATTCCCTTTTTGCCATATCGTGTTTCAAATGGTCAATATTCTTTAATTCAAAACTCAATTGATATTTCTGTGCGAAACGCTTCAATTGATTTAATACTTTATACCAAGATTCATCTTCCCCGTGAGTTTCTTCTTTCTCACTATTAGCTACTTCATCACTAAAGTATACACATAACTTATGTAATCCATCAATAGAGATGGTTACTTTACCGTAATCCTCTCCGTCTTTGATAAAGTTAAATTGAAATACTTCTGCTTCTTCAGGAGTAGGAATCTCCTTACCTGAGGTATCTAGCATAGTAGGATCGAACCCTTTACTGTGTAAAAGGTTGAATAATGAACGGTTTAATGATTCTGAATTTTTTGGCATAATGTATTTATCTAACTTTAACCCATAACAGCATAGAAGGGCAATGGCATTATGACCTCATTGTGGTCACGAATTTGGTTCTCTAAGTCATAATGATAGTCACTTAACTGCTGTAGCATACGTGTTACTAACAAACTAGCCATAATCAAGTCGTCGGTGTCACCTACCTTAGCGGCATAACTACCACCGTGTGCCACAAACGCTTTTAATTCACTTATAAGACTGCGACTATTTACAGTCATTTTCTTGCTTTCAACTAGTGTTTTGAACTTAGCACAACTTGCTAATTTGCTTTTATTGGTTGTATTAAATCCTCTACGACCTTTGCCTACTTCACTGATAAAGATACCCGGGATATTTGATTCACCGTATTCGTTTAATGATACGATTGCGGCTTCACCAATTCCATTACATTCAATACTGTAATAGATGTTGTTAGGTTCGTTAGTGCATTCAGCAATATGTTTGTTAATTTGAGCCAATAGTTTAATCTGACTAGGAATATCAGTTTTATTGTGTTTCCATTCACCCACTTGAGTAGTAGTGTTTGCTTCAAAGATTTGAATAGCTGACGGGTCACCGCCTGTTCCAAGACTTGGATCTAAACCTACACAATAGATATTTCCTTTAGTAGGTTTCTTATACCATCGAACTTGTCCTATACGACTGACAGGCTCAATGCCTTCCATTGCAATTAATGTATTTGGATTAATCAATGTCTCATCAGCAATAATGAACTCACAACCAATCTCTCGGTTGAAACGATCCTCACCAAGCTGTGACTTCATTTCGGCAGCCC